GGCTCTGTCGATCTGGACGACATCAAGGCACAGAAGCATCTCTCCAGTGGTGCTCTCACTCTCGTCGACAAGCCGGAGGGTGAGTCTGCGGACGATGCAGCCCTTGCTGCCTTCCAGCGGGTCGAGCAGGCTACTCCAGTCGTTCTGGATCCGCAGTTCGATCCGGACAGCCCCGACTACATCGACCCCAACGCATCTGTCGACGAGCCGGTGGAGCCGGACGTCGAAGAGGTCGACGATCCTGACGGCGTCGTGGACGAAGACGACGAGGAAGACACCGACGTCGACGTGGAGCCCAAGCCCGCGCCGAAGAAGATCGCCAAGAAGTCCACAACCGCGAGCAAGAAGTAAGGGAAGGCACAGACCATGGTTGGAATCAACATCACGACGGAGGCCAACGGCGGTCAGGCGGAGGCTCTCCTTGACGCTTCCAGTCAGGCCTTCTTCACCGGCCTGACCGAACGCGGCGACATCGACGCTCCCATCCGGGTGCGCGGCATCGCTGACGTCGAACTGCTCACGGGCGCACGTGTGTCCTACGGCGTCCTGTACGACCAGTTGGCCACGTTCTTCTCAGAAGGCGGCGTGCAGGCCTACATCAGCCGCGTCGTGGGTCCCGGAGCCACTGCTGGCACGCTCACGCTTCAGGACCGCGCTGGTACCCCTGCCAACACCCTGAAGGTCGACGCGGCCAACCCCGGTGCATGGTCGAGCACGCTGAAGGTCGAGGTCCGTGAAGGTTCGCGGGTCAACACCTTCCGCATCATCGTCTCGCTGGGTGACGACGTCGTCCACGACTTCAACAACATCTCGTCTCCCGCAGAGGCCGCGATCAAGTTCGCCAACAGCGCGTACGTCAAGGTCACCAACTTGGGAGCAGCCACGGCAGCGCCCAACAACAACCCCAAGGTGCTCGCGGCTACTGCGCTCAGCGCTGGCACGGACGACCGGGCCAACGTCGACGACGACGACTACATCGCGGCGCTCAACCGTGCCAGCATCGATCTGGGCGACGGTGCAGTTGCCATCCCCGGTCGCAACAGCAGCGCGATCTTCGAGGCCATCGACGCGCACTGCAAGGCCAACCGTCGTATCGGCATCCTCGCAGGCGATCTGGACGACGACATCGCAGCGCTCGTCTCGCTCGCATCGTCCATCGACAGCGACGCACTGGGCATGTTCGGTCCGTGGCTCAACGTCAGCAACGACTTCGGAGGCGTGCGTGCGATCTCTCCGGAGGGCTACGTCATGGCCGTCCGTGCTCGTGCTCACATCCAAGACGGTCCGTGGAGGGCTCCAGCAGGTGCGATCGCCAAGAGCGAATTCATCCAAGGCGCCGTCACGAAGTACACGACTGCCGACATCGACGACCTCGAAGCGGGCAAGGTCAACGCCATCCGCCAGATCGGCTCCAGCGTCCGCCTCTACGGCTGGAAGTCACTGACGGACGACACGGAGAACTGGGAGTACCTGAAGGACCGGGACCTCATCAACTACCTCGTCGTCAAGAGCGAGGCCACGTTGGAGGACTACGTCTTCGCCCCCATCGACGGCAAGGGCCACACGCTCTCTGCCATCCGTCAGGCCCTCGTGGGCATCTTGGAGCCCATCCGGCTTGAAGGTGGCCTGTACGAGAACGTCAACGAGTTGGGCGAGCAGGTTGACCCCGGCTACAGCGTGAAGTGCGACAAGACCAACAACACCGCGCTCACGCTCTCCCAGAACAAGATCAGCGCAGACATGAAGGTCCGTGTCTCGCCGGTCGGTGGACTCATCAACCTGACCATCACGAAGGTCGGCATCCTCTCCGGGGTCTGATCGTCACCAACCATCGCTTCACCATCATCACGGAAGGTAGAACCCCATGAAGAGTTCCCAGAGGCACTTCTTGGTCCGCGTCAACGGCATCGCCGGGACGTTCTCGACCAAGACGGGCGGAGAGATCACCGCTGCTGCCACCAAGGCGTACGACGGAGGCTCCACCAAGCCTGACGTCCTCACCGCTCCCCCGGAGGTCGGTGACATCACCGTGGGTCGTGGTTACGACCACCAGCGGGATGCGTCGATCGTGCGGATCCTCCGTCAGTCGGTGGGCTCGTATCAGGCGACGCTCTCCGTCACACCCACCGATCGCAACATGGTCGCGCAGGATGGCGGAGAGAACTACCCCAACGCCACCCTCGTGGGCTTCACCCCCGGCGACGTGGACAGCGCGAGCGGCGAGATGTCGTCCTTCGCTCTCACGTGGGCCATCGAGAACTGGACCTGAGTGTTCTAGCGCCCGTCCCTGAAGCCATGATCCAACTGGGAAGAAAGATCATGGCGTGCCTTCCGGCAGGGACGGGCGCATTCTTCCTGCACCACCCATCATCGCAACACCATCACCCATCGAAGGACGATCATCATGACCACTGACATCCATGACTTCTCGCACAACAACGAGTCAGTCGAAGACCAGCAGCGCGACCCCGGCACTCTCGAAGGTGCCGACGAGGCCACTGTCTACGAAGCGTTCACCAAGGCCGTCAAAGTCAACGTCGCGCTCACTGAGTTTCTGTTGCCCATCCCCCTTCGTGCGCAGGAGGGCATCTCGCTCATTGTCGATCCCAAGTTCGAGTTCGAGGAACTGATGCGCTGGGCGAAATCGTCTGCTGACAAGCGCAAGGGCAAGAACGCCCCCGTCCGCCCGCGTTACATGGCCAATGCCGTGCTCTCCAATACAGTCAAGGGCATCTCGATCATGGGGCAGGAGGTCTTCGACAATGGCGAACGGCTTCCGCTCACCGACAAGCGCCTCTGGCAGATCATTGGTCAGGGTCGCAAGCGGAACAACGTCGACGAGGTCTACGACACCTACTCGTGCATCCAGACCATCTTCGGTGAGGGCGCGGACGGCCACATCATCGGCGCGATGAACGAGATCATCGACAAGGCTGGCTACGGCGACATCGACTGGGAGGATGAGAACAGCACCCCTTTGCGCTGATCGCTGCTCGCGCTCGTGAGGATGATCGTCTGATCATGGCGACAGCGATTGCATCCGAGTTCCACTTGGACCCAGTGATGGTGCTGAAGTCGAACGAGTTCGACTGGATGATCCGGATACTCGCACTAGAGATGGTCGCAAAACAACGCGAAGCAGCAAGGCCTGAGAACCAGAACAGGATCGAAGGCATCGAGGACTAACGAACGAAGGGTGGTGGAGAAGGTGGCTGCTGGTGACGATGATGAGATCAGGGTCAGGGCAACCCTGATCGACGCCTTCTCCGCCCCCGAGAAGATTGTCGAACGCTCTGCGAAGAACCTTGGCAACGAGATGCTGAAGACCGCTGCAAAGGCGGAGGCCCTCGACAAGGCCCTTGACGACGTGGGTGATGAAGCGCTGGAGACAGCAGGCGAGTTCGATGCAGCAGCGGCAGCAATCGGACGTCACCGCAAGTCGATGGACGACGACACGGCAGCACAGCGTCGCTGGAACATGGAGGCCAACAAGACCACGGTCAACATGGGCAAGATCTTCAAGTTGAGCAAGATGCTCCGCCTGCTCACCAAGGGCGCCATCATCGGCTCTGTACTCGATGGGCTGACCGCTCTCGTCACCGTCATCAACGGGGTCGCAGCAGCCGCTGCTGGCGCCGTGGCTGGCTTGTCACCACTTGTCGGCATGTTCGGTGCTTTGCCCGGCTTGCTGGCCTCTGGTGTCCAAGGGATGGTGACCTTCAAGATCGCCACCAAGGGCGTAGGTGACGCCCTGAAGAACATGGGCGATCTCCAGAAATTCAACGAGTCTTTGAAGAACCTGTCGCCCAACGCGGCGAAGTTCGCAAAGGAAGTCCGCTCGCTCCGTGGTCCGTGGAAGGACTTGCAGCAGAACGTACAGAACTCGTTCTTCAAAGGCTTCGACAGGGAAGTGCGTCGTCTCAGCGATCGTTACCTTCCGATCCTCAACAGCCAGTTGACCGGGACTTCTCGCATTCTCAACGAAGCAGCCCGTGGTGGGTCCCGTTGGCTCGCGTCCAGCGGTGGATCTGGACTCATCGATCGGATCATGACGAACAACAACAGCAACCTGCCGTTCTTGCTCAGTACCGCAGGAAACCTGTTCAAGACCACCCTCAACTTCATGGATGCGGCGGACGTACTTACGAGCCGGGTCAGCAAGGGGCTGGACGGCTGGTCTGAGCGGATGAACTTCATCGTCAAGTCCAACAAGGGTGGACTGCGCGACTGGCTCTCTGGCGTCTACGACCGCTGGATCGGCGTCAAGGACGCCACATGGGACTACTTCATGGGCTTCTACGGCTTGATGAAGGGTGCAAGCCCTATGGTCGACTTCTTGGGCGAGTCGTTGTCCAAGATCGGTCAAGACTTCAACGACTGGGCCAACAGCGCCGCTGGTCAGGAAAAGATCAAGCAGTGGTTCACCGACATGATCCCGGTGGTCGAGGAAACGGGCTTGTTCATTCGTGATCTCGCCAAGGCATGGGCAGACATCGCCATGGACCCGGACAAGTTGGTCCCGCTGATCCAGTCGCTGCGCACAGAACTGCTCCCGGCTCTCGTGGACATCTTCAACTCCGTCGAAGGCAAGTTCCTTCCGGCCATCATCGACATCGTGGAGGCCATCGCGAAACTGGCGGACGCAGGTGCCCTTGATGGCATCTCGATCGCTCTGGGCGCCTTCGCTGACGCCATGGGTGCTCTTGCGTCCGTGGTCGACACCTTCAACTTGGGCAAGTTGGTCAGCATCGTAGGGGCGCTCATGCTGCTGAAGGGTGGAGCAGGACTACTGCTTGGCGGTAAGGGCGGCAAGGGTGCTGCTGGAGCAGGCCTTGGAGGGTTGCTCATGGGTGGCGGTCGTGGAGGCGCTGCGGCAGGCGGCAAGCACGCCAAGCGCGGCAAGGTCGGCACCGCACTCGGCAAGGCTAAGGGTGCCGGTGGTGGCACACTTTCAAAGTTGGGGTACGCAGGTGCTGGCCTGAGTGCTTTGGACTTGCTGACCACGGATCAGGGAAAGATCACCAACGAGCAGCGGGCCATGCTGATGGGTACCGCAGTGATGACAGGCAACCCCTACATCATCGGCGGAGCGGCTGCTTTCGCCGGGATGTCGTATCTTCAGCCTGACCCCAAGGATCTTGCGCAGAACCAGAAGGTCAACAAGGCTCGACAGGCAGCCACAGCCAAGCAACGGTATGAGTTCAACAGCAGCCCATTGCGAGATCACCCGATGCTGACGAACAACCGTGGTCTCGCACTGCCCAACAATCAGACGTTCACGTCGACTGCGCCTACGCTTTCCCAGAAGTTCTCCGGCATGGGTCGCGGCAAGGACTTGGGCAGTGCGCTCAACGCCGGTCGCGCCATGAACGATGTTGGCCAGTTGAACCAGAAGTTGATCGATACCGCGACCAACGCTGAGCGGGCTCGTACGTCGCTCGAAGGTATGGACCGCAGCGTCAAGACGCAGCGATTCGGTGACCCTACTGGCAAGAACCTTGCAGCGTTCAACCGCGATCGCACGCCCAAGGCTGTCAAGAACGTGACACCCAAGGGCACGACGACCACGAACACCGTGCAGACCAAGGTCAGCGGTGGTGGATCGCTGGCAGCCGTCACGGCGAACATTCGTGCACTCGACAGGGCTACGGCCAACCCCAAGGTCAAGGTCGAGCCGGGCCGCTCGCAGAGCGTCATCGACAACCTGCGTGCAACGCTTGCCCGTATCCGTGACAAGAACGTCAACGTCAACGTCACGGCCACTGGCATCAGTCGCACGCAGGCACAACTCGCAGCGATCAACAAGGAACGCTGGACTGGTGGTTCTGTCGTTCCCGGCACGACCTACAGCGTCAACGAGTTGGGACCTGAGGCCTTCGTCGGTCGTTCTGGCAAGGTGTCGATGATGACCGGTGGTCCGCACATGCGCCAGTTCGGTGAGCCCGGTCAGGTCATTCCCGCGAGCGTCACCAGCAATCCGAACAGCGAGAACACGGGCGCAGCCGCGAAGTGGGCTGTTGACGCCTTCCGTGAGTCTGTGGGCGGCGTTCCCATGGGTGGCGGCATCAAGGGCCAGACGATCACCACGGAGCAGGGAGACCACTTCCACTACCACCACCACGGTGGCTCGCAGGCTCAGGGACAGGACACGTACCGCCAGATGAAGCGCGCGGTGCGTGACCTCGAACGCGAGCGCAGGGAGAGGAAGTAATGGCCACCGTACTGATGGGCATCACAGGCAGCGAGGTCATCTCCGCAGAGTCTGTCTCTGCGCAGGCTCGCAGTCCCAAGATGCGATTCCTCGACGAGAACGGCAACGTCGTCTTCGTCGTGCCGTACGCGCCCAAGGAAGTCACCTACGAGGGCTTCGTGCGGACCAAGACACCCACAGACCGTGCCGTGGGCGCTCCACTGCTGCTGGTGGCCGCTGGAGCACTGCGCAAGATGTCGTTCTCGTTCCTCGTGGCGCGCAAGACGATCCAGCAGAGCGTGGAAGACCTGCTCGACCAACTCGCAGCCATGGGCGCCAACGACGGTCGCTACCTCGTGGTCTACAGCGCGCGAGAGAGCGGCATCATCTTCAAGATCAGCAACCTGTCCGTCCAGACGCAGGAACACAATCTCAACAATCAGATCAGCCGTGCAACCGTGGCCATCGAGTTCACCGAAGACCGTCAGTACGGCGTCACGACCAAGGCAGCAGCCGCTGCGATGCTGGAAGAAGCGACGATCTCGACCGCGCGACTGTCTGGTCAGAACGACCGCTTCTACACGATGAAGTCGGGCGACACCCTGCGCAAGATCGCAGGTCAGTTCTACACGAGTCCCAGTGCATGGAAACAGGTCGCTCTGGCGAACGGCATCGTGAACCCAGCGTCCGTCCCTGTCGGCACGATTCTCGTACTGCCATGACCAACACATTGTTGAACCCGCAGGACGGGATCACCAACCTCATCGTGCGTGGCAAGCGCCTTGCTGACGACTATCTGGGCGCCGTGATCGAGGCGAACATCTCTCTGACGACCGACGAAGTGTCGCAGTTGGAACTGACGTTCGTCGACCGCGACTTCCGCCTGCTCAGCGGGAGCCTCATGACGATGGATGCCACCATCGACTTCGCAGACCTCAACTACAAGATCGCCACCATCGGCACTGACGAAGTTGATGCGGCGACTGAAGGTTTCAAGATCACCGCACGTCCAGAGCCCGTTCGGAAGTTGAAGGGTCGTACCGGCAAGAAGGTGATGAAGCGGGCAAGCCCCAGTTCCTTCGTCATCAGCGAGTGCAAGGCTCTGGGCATTCCGTACGTCGTCCAGTCGTCGAGCAGGCGCAAGAGCGTCTCCCGCGACATCAAGAAGGGCGGCGAGCACTACATGCCCGGCGACGCCCCTTCGTCGTGGACGACCTTCCAGCGGTTGGCTGGCGAAGTGAAGATGATCTGCTTCGAGGTCAACGGCACCATCTACTTCGGGAAGCCCTCATGGCTGCTCCGGAGGGGCATGAACAGCCCCGTGCTCGTCAACTACAAGACTGGCGCTGACATCTATCGCATCGACCGTGTTCCCGTGTGTAATCAATCGCGCGACGGCAACGGAGAACAGACGGCCACGCTCTATCTACCGCTGACGCGGTGGCGCGAGTGCCGTCCGGGTCGAGCGCTGAAGTTGGCGGGCGTGGGGCGGTTCGATGGCTACTACCTGATCA